TACAGACAAGGGTTGGACTGAACCAGAATCAGCTGCATCTTTACAATACCCACCAAAATATCCATATAACACCATAACACAAACCAAGTCTGGTCATATGTTTGAAATGGATGACACGCCTCAGGGAGAACGTGTAAGAATACACCATCGTTCTGGTACATTTATTGAAATGCATCCAAATGGTGATGAAGTTCATAAAATTTATGGTGATGGATATGAAATTGTTGCCAAAAATAAAAATGTTTTGATTAAAGGCGTTTGTAATATTACCGTTGAAGGAGATTCAATTTTTCATGTTAAGGGTAATAGAACAGAAATGGTTGATGGTAATTACAATTTAGTTGTTAAAGGTGATTATAGTCTTGTGGGTAAAGATACAGTGACTATAGGAGCAAAAGATAAAGTGAGTATTAAAGGTGATTTACTGTCACTAAAAACTGATACTATAAATATAAGTGGTGATTTGAATGTGGATGGTGCGTTAGAAGCATATACAATTGGTACAGTTAGAATTGATGCAAGGTGTGGTGGAACTTTTGGAATTTTTGATCCAGGTAATCCATTAAAAGGAAGACTTCCATCATTTGGAACAGGTATATTTGTTCACGGTACAATAACTTCTTTGGTTGCTGTGGTAGCTCCATTAGGAACATTTGGCATAATGGGTGCTATATTTATGACTGACATTATAAATACTGCACTACACAATTGTCACATACATATTGGATTCAAAGGACCTACAGGTCCACCAATCCCACCAATGATTTAAGGATATATTATGGCAACTTTATTTGACAGGACAGGTTATAGTTTTACAGACCCAGATAATACTGGTTTAATAAAATTATTACCAAACACGGCTATACAGCAATTAAATGCAATGCCAGCTTTGGTACCAGAGAAGTGGATGAGAGATGATTTAATAACCGCTAATAATTACGGTTATTATGTGAATCCTGTAGCTAATTCGTGTAATATTATTTGGGCTCAAGCAAATACTTTAGCTGGTATTACGAATGATCTATACGGTGGTGATTATTCTAATAACGGCGGTAATCCTACCACAAGACGATTTGCGGGCATATACAGTACATTAAATTTACTTGTTAGTGCTAATGGTGAGATGGTTCAGTTTATAAATCACACGAACAGAATTTCAGGTGTAGTCCCAGCTAGTGCAAATACAGAGGCTAGTCTTAAACCATGCCTTGAACCGGCTATGTTAGTTGGTCGAGCATTAACTACTTTAGTATATCAAATTGATGACCGCGAAGATAATGCGCCGATGATGGGCAGTTTGACTAGTATTTTAATAGCAAATACACTTAGTGAATATGCCAACGCTATGGTCAGACATGTGTATACAGTTAATACGAGTATTTCGATAAATGTAGTAAATGTGTCCAGCAATGCCACAACAAACTCCACTTCCAATTTGAGTTATGCAGTTGTAGTCAGTATTGGCGATTTTATAGATAAACTATACGAATTGTTAAACACTAGACGAACACATGACGAGAATTTTTATACGAAATCTAATCAATTGGTTAATGAAGCCATATCATTACGCAGACTTGGGAATGTAGGAGCAACTGAAGCTAATTTAACCCAAACTCTTGTTGGAACTGACAAATTAAACTCTAGACTTTCTTCTAACACTTTTGTCACCACCCCCTTCAATCCAGATCCAGTAACATAAATATAAAATGGCAACATATTCAACAGAATCAACAAGAAGATTTCAAGATTTGGATTTGAATTTTAAAATTCATCCGGTCCGAAAAGACATCAATAAGCACGTTGGTGCATTGGCGGTAATTAATTCTGTCAAGAATTTGGTGTCAACAAAACATTATGAGGTGCCATTTCAACCAGATATTGGCTCAAACATACACAGATTATTGTTTGAGCCATTAGATGCAGTTACAGCTACTCTGCTTGAAAGAGAGTTGACTGAAGTTATTAACAATTTTGAGCCTAGAGCTAGTGTACAAGATGTAAATATAAATTTAGATTATGACAACAATCGTTATAATGTTCAAATGGTATTTGAAATAGTTAATTCAACTAATCCAATAACAATCAAATTTTTCTTAGATCGAGTTAGATAAATGGCAGATAATCGTTTACAGGTTGCAGAACTTGATTTTGACACGATCAAGACTAACTTAAAATTATATTTAAAACAACAGTCAGAATTTCAAGATTATGATTTTGAAGGCGCTGGTCTTACCGTTTTAATTAATCTTTTAGCATACAATACACATTACAACGCTTATTATTTAAATATGATAGCGAATGAGTCGTTTTTAGATACGGCATTGTTAAGAGATTCTGTAGTATCACATGCAAAAACTTTGGGTTATATTCCATACTCAAAAAATGCAGCAAGTGCGTCAGTAAATGCTGTTATTGATTCCGGCACTACTGTTATAGACACACTAACACTACCAAAAGGTTTCAGATTTTTATCTGAAACGATTGACAATATTTCTTATATTTTTAATGTAATGGCTGATACAACTGTTACCAAATCTGGAACAAAATATTATTTTGAAGATTTGGAAATAAAAGAAGGTGAATTTACTACTTATTCTTTTACTCAATCCAATTCTGCTAATCCAAAAAGTATATTTGAAATTCCAGATCCAAATATTGATACTAATACACTTACTGTAACTGTTAGACCGTCTTCTGGAAATTCACAAGTCACCATTTATAATTCTGTGCGAGATGTTTTGGATGTTACCTCACAATCTGAAGTTTATTTCCTACAAGAATCTAAATCTGGAAAATTTAAAGTATATTTTGGTGATGGGTATATTGGTAAAAAAATTAATGATGGTGCAATAGTTACAGTAACTTATTTGTCAACCTCTGGTTCATTAGCCAATAAAGCATCTGCATTTACTGTAGGTAATGATATTGGTACTACATATACAATAACGGTTGATACTGTTAGAGAAGCTACTGGTGGTGCAGGTAGAGAAACTGTTAGTGAAATCAAATACAATGCAACTTCTCAATTCGCAACACAAAACAGATTGGTGACATTTAAAGATTATGAAGCTTATATCACAAGAAATTATCCGTTGTTGAGTTCAATTTCAGTATGGGGTGGTGAAGATCAAGTACCACCAGTTTTTGGTAAAGTTTTTGTTTCAATTAAACCAAAACAAGGATATTACCTTTCACAATTTGAAAAACAAAGAATTTTGAATGATATTATAGCACCAAAATCCATTGTTTCAGTTCAAACACAATTTGTAGATCCGGAATATTTGTACCTATTGGTAAGTAATTATATTGAATATGATCCAAAAAGAACTACTTTGGGTGAAAGTGCAATCAAAACAAATATCACTAATGCAATTATAAATTATAAGAATACAAATCTTGATAGATTTTCAACTAGATTCGTTCTTTCAAAATTGCAAGAAGCCATCACCTCAGTAAGTTTGAATTCTATTATTGGTACGGAAAGTAGGGTTCGTTTACAAAAAAGATTGCTGCCAATTTTAAATCAAAGTAAAAATTATACAATTAAATACAATGCACCATTGCATCGTGGAACAATCACAAATAAATTAACATCAACACCATTTAGTGTTTATGACACGAATGGAGTAAAACGAACAGTAGTCTTTGATGAGATTGAACAGGCATATTCCGGAGTTAACACTATACAACTAACAGACGCTGGTTTTGGATATACTACTGCACCTACAGTAAAGATTGTTGGTGATGGTTCTGGAGCAGAAGCAGAAGTTATTATTGTAAACGGCCGTATTCAAACAATTAATATGGTAAAAAGAGGTATAGGTTATTCCAGAGCTATTGTGACTATCGAAGGTGGTAGTGGTTATGGTGCAACTGGTGTTGCTGTTATTGATGGTAGGATTGGCACAATAAGAACCATCTATTATGATTCAAATGCCGAGAGACAAATAGTTGATAACAATGTTGGACTTATTGATTATGACGCTGGTTTTATTCAACTTTATGATATCACTATTTTATCTGTAGATTCACCAGATGGTTATATTCGGATTTCTTTAGAATCTGAAAAAGGTATTGTTGAGACTGTTCGAAACACAATCATCACTATTGATGAAACAGATCCTACTGCGATTACGATTGACCTAGTTAAAGCTTCTAGTTAATTAAATGTCTGATTTAAAAACCTCTATACTTGTTTCAGAACAAGTACCCGAATACATTAATGATGAATATCCATTATTCATTTCATTCATGGAAGCTTACTATGAGTTTTTGGAAACACCTCAAGGGACTCAGAAAAACAACGTATTAGGATTAGCAAAAGATTTAAGATATATCTCTGATGTTGATATTTCTATAAACTCCTTCGAAAGAAGTTTTTTTGATATGTACGCATCTCTTATTCCTAGAGATGTTAAAGTCAACAAAGAAACATTAATTAAAAATGTATTACCACTTTATCTTGCAAGAGGTAATGAAAAATCATTTAAGTTATTATTCCGATTACTTTTTGGTGATGAAGTCGAAGTAATTTTACCAAAAAATAATGTTCTCAAAGCTTCGGATGGCCAATGGACTGTTGATAACATTCTAAAGTTAGAAACCGACATTCGTAGTACATATGTTGGTAATGGTTCAAACACAGTATTTTATTTGGCACAATCAGTTGATCCTGGTGATATTTCCGTTTATGTTGATGATACATTAAAAGTAGTTAGTACAGATTATACTATTCGTAAAGAATCAAGAAAATTAGTTTTCAATACAGCACCAACTGCAAATTCAATAATCAAAGCTGTTTATAGTAATTTTGATGTTACGTTATTAAACAACAGGAGAGTTAGAGGGTTGACTTCTGGCGCAACTGCGGTTATTGAACGTGCAACAAAAAGAATTATTACAGATCGTTTAAATTTTGGTTTGCCTTTTGAATTGTTCATTGATAAAAAAACATTGAATGGTTTATTTACCAATGGTGAACAAGTTGTAACTGATATCATTGATTCAAATGGAGAAACAATAACTTTAAATGCCGACACTTTTTCCATTCTGACTACAATTTTAGTTACTGGTACCGGTGCGTCCTATAATGTTGGTGATAAATTAACTATTCTTGGTGGTGGTGCAACAACCGTTGCAACCGCAGAAGTTGAATCTGTTACTGCTGGTGTTACAAATAGAATTGTAGTTAATTACGGCGGTGCAGGATTCCACACTGCTTCATTAATAGCTAGTTCAAATACTCCAGGCGATTCATTCATTATTGGTGCTATTGATGGTGTTGATACATCTGGCGCAAATACAAATATCTCTTTTTTAATTAATGATGATATTATCAATACATATTCAAATATAACATTATCAGCTGCAGATTATGGATTTCCAACACAAGTTAACTTTCCAGCTGGCGAAAACATCAGTACTAGAATATTTGATGCACTAACAACATTAACCGTAACAGACCTTGGTCCAATGACTAATGCGGTTATTTTGTTCTCAAACACTTCCGTCAATACAGCAATACTTGATGCAGAAGGTTCTCGATATCTTCTCAACAATACAATCTATGATATTAAATCATATCGCGCAGTCGGTAGAATTGACGTTAATAATGGTGGTGTATATTATAAAGTTGGTGACGAAGTTGTATTTGGTACGAATCCATCTGGCACATATGGTTATGGTGCAGCTGCTGCGGTAACTGAAGTAGCTGGTTCAGGTACAATCACAAAAATTAGAATGCAATCTCAGAGAGTTGCTGGCACTGCAAACATATTGAACAATTCAATTGTTGTTGTTGGTACTGGTACTGCATTTGGTACTGAACTTGGTATTGGCGATAAGATTACAATTAGAAGCCAAGATCGATTTATTAATGCGGTAACATCTGCAACATCTGCAACTGTGAATGCAGCTTTCTCATTTAGTGATGGCACTGTTTGGTCTAATAACTCACCTATCGGTTCATTATCAAGAGGTGTTGTTGGTGGTATTAATTACACTCAAGGTACTTTTCCAACAGTTACAGTTTCATCAACAACTGGTACTGGTGCAAATATCGCAATCACTTCTTTGATGGGTGATGGTGAAAGATTAACCGCTTTGACTGATACAGTACCTGGCCAAATTATCTCAATCAAAGTTACTAGCGGCGGTGCTGGATATCAATATATTCCAAAAGTTGATTTGACAACCAAGGGTGATGGTACTGCAACTGCAGCTGCAACAATTGGTGACTCATATTCTATATTGCCTGGCCGTTGGACAACTTCAGATTCTATTCTATCAAGTTCAGAAAGAAAAATTCAAGGCAGTAATTACTACGTTGACTATTCTTATATCACATCATCATTAACAGAATTTACAAAATATAAAACAATTCTAAAAGAATTATTACATCCAGCTGGATTTGTTAATTATGCAGACTTGAATAAGAATTCTTCTATTTCATCTAATACAATTTACCTAAACACAACAACTGTAAATTCGATTTCTGGTACTGTTAGTACAACAAACGGCTCAATCTATATTTCTGGAATAAACACTAAATTTAACATTGCAAACACAAGAAGAACACTAACTCTTGGTGCAAGTATCGCAGTTAATGGTGAAGTAAGAATTCTAAACAGTATCATCAGTAACACAAATATTTCTGTTTCTTCTGCATTTACTGCTAATTCTAGCGGCGAAACTTTAGTTATAGTGACATAAATACAATGTATGACAGCAATAACCAATAAAAAACTAACATTCAATAACGCAGAACGATTCAAAGATTCGTTCTCCGGAAATGCGCCAACAATATACTACACATTTATTGGCAATCATGTAGCATACACCAATGAATCTTCACCGGATGCTTTGGTGGATACAGTCTCAACTGAAAAAAATACTTGGGATAATATCTTTGCTGCTAAAAGAGCAACAGGCAATGATGTACAATTAGTCGTGCCTAGAATTAATTGGACTTCGAATACACAATATCGTCAGTATGATGATACACTTGATATAGGCACTTTACTGTCTTCTAATACAAGTCAAAATTTAAAACCGTTGTATGTCATTACTTCGGCTAGAAATGTATACAAATGCGTTTCTAATAGCGCATCGGCAAACTCATCTGTAGAGCCAACTGGTGACTACACAACTTCTAATGGTAATATTTCTACTGCTGATGGTTATGTGTGGAAGTACATGTATAATGTTAAACCATCAAACAAGTTTCTTACAACCTCATGGATTCCAGCTCCAACTTCAACAGATGCGTTAGACTATAGTGTAAGTGCAGCTGGTGTTGTTGATGGTGAGTTAACAACAATTGTGTTAACAAACAAAGGCACTAACTATAGACAAGCAGCAAATATCAGAGTTGATGCATTCGCTTCTGGCCAAACTGTTTTGCAATTGTCTAATACGTCATTAACTTTATCAATTTTTAGTATTCCAACTCTTGGAAATTTAAGTAATTTATCAATAACAGGTACTGGCATCCCAACTGACGCTTATATCAGTTCGATTTCTAACACAACTGGATCACTCACTCTTTCAGTGCCAACAAATGCAGTTGGTGGAAATGCAAATAATATAACAATTTCAACTAGAGTTTATATCTATGGAGATGGTGTTGGTGTCGTTGCTTCTGCTGTATTATCCAACACTTCTTCTGGTGTTACAGCTGCTAACGCAAATGTAAGTAAGATAACTGTGTCTACAATTGGATCTGGTTACTCTAGAGCAAACGCTTACATATACGGTTCAGGCAGTGGTGCATTAGCTAGAGTCATTTTACCGCCAAAATTTGGACACTCATTTAATCCAGCGAAAGAATTAAATGCTAACAATGTAATGGTTGCAGTGCGTATTGGTGAGATTGACTCTACAGAGCAGGGATTAATTTCTATAGATACTTCATTTAGACAGTTTGGATTGTTAAGAAACCCGTATAAATATGGCCTAACAACTGCGGCAAATACATCCACATCAAACTCTGTGATATCACAAACCACAAATATGGACATTGTTGCCGGCGGTGCATTTATGTTAAATGAATATGTGTACCAAGGATCAGTAGTTAATCCAAATGCATATGGATTTATCAACGCACAAACAACGAATGGCGTTCGTTTGTCTAAAGTAAAAGGTAATTTTATTAGTGGTTTGCCGTTAATTGGCGTAAGTTCTGGAACATCTAGAACTGTAACTGCTGTGAAGAATCCAGAATTTCAACCATATACTGGAGATATATTATATGTTGAAAACACAACAAAGATTGATCGGGCTGACGGTCAAGCTGAAAATATTAAATTAGTCGTAAGTTTCTAAGGATAGTCAATGGCTCTTGATACCAATTTTAATGTAAACCCATATTATGATGACCATGATGAAAATAAAAAATTTCTTCGTATGTTGTTTAAGCCAGGATATGCGGTTCAGGCTCGTGAGTTAACACAATCACAAACACTTTTACAGAAACAAGTTCAACGATTTGGTGATTCTATCTACAAGAACGGTTCTGTTGTAACTGGTGGTCAAACTTTTTTCCAAAACGTAACGTATCTTAAATTGGATTCCACATTTTTGGGATTAGCTGTAACGGCAAATAATTTTATTGACAAAACACTTGTCGATGATAATACAAATCCAACAAAAAGAGCTCTTGTTCTTAAAGTATTTGATGCTGATCCAGGCACTGGCGATCCAAAAACGCTACTAGTTAAACACATTTATGGTACTGAGTTTGCAGCTGGCGATACAATTAAAACTTTTGAAACAAATACTATATCTGCAAATGTAGCTACAGCTGGTGTTGGTACAGGTCAAATCTTCTCAGTTAATGAGGGTGTTTTTTACTATGAAGGTTTTTTTGTTAAGAACGATGCACAAACTATTGCCGTTTCAAAATACACATCAACTGCAAATGCGAGAATAGGATTTGAAATTTCAGAAGCTATAGTATCATATACATCAGACACATCTCTTTTAGATCCAGCACAAGACGCTTCAAACTATCAAGCTCCCGGATCTGACAGATATAAAATTATAATGAATCTGACTCAAAGAAGTATTGATTCTATTGATGATACGCAATTTATTGAGTTAGCTAGAGTTGAACAAGGTAGCTTAACAAAATATAATAAATACCCAATATATTCAGTATTGGAAGATACCTTAGCTCGTAGAACGTATGATGAATCTGGCAACTACACAGTTAGACCATTCACTTTAACACTGAGAACATCCACTGCAAATACAGCAAACATGGAAGCTGTCTTATCTCCAGGTAAAGCATATGTTTATGGATATGAATATGAAACAGTTTCTCCAACAACAATTGTTATTCCAAAACCAAGAGATACTGATTCTGTGACAAGCAAGCGTATTACCGCAGACTATGGATATTATGTCTACGCAAATACACTTTATGGAACTTTACCAATTAATAGTTTACAAACTGTAGATTTACATTGCGTTCCTAATTCTCAAATTAACGTAACATCTACTGCAACTATTTCTAACACAAAGATTGGTACAGCTAGAATTAAATCTGTTCAGTTTGATACAGCATCAAATACATCCAACTCTGCGACATATCAATACAGGACTTTCTTGTTTGACGTTAATGTTGGTTCATTGACAGGTGTAGTTAATACAGCTGTATCATCAGGAGCCACTTCTGTTCAAATTGCTAATACGATGATTTTAGCTAGTAACAGAATGACAACTGATAATGCTTATATTGGCGCCAAATTCAGAATTACAAGTGGTCCAGGTACTGGTGAACGAGCTAAACTCATTACAAGCTATAATGGTGCAAACTCTACTATTACTTTTAACCAAGGTTTTAGTGCAGCATTATCAAATACATCTCAATATTCCATTGATTTTGAATTCAATGATGTAAATTCTATTGTGGTTACAAATGGTTCGGGTGCGTCATCAAGAGTTGCCGCAATAGATATTGACCAAAGATCAAAAGATCATTCAACAACATTTGATGATGTATTCATTAGTGATACAAACTCTGAAGCTTTGTTGTTCAGATTAGGTGAAAATTACATTGCTAACAATTCAATTAACGGCCTTTCAATATCATATAGAAGATTATATGAGTCATTAACATTTTCAAGTGGTTTATCACCTGCATTGAGTTTGAGTTCTGGTGAAGCTCTTTCTGTTGCTACATCAACAAACACAAGACAAACTAATTATCAAGTTATTGTAACCAATCCTGGTTTTTCAACTTATGAAATTGGTAAAGCAATTCCCGCTGATAAGTTCACAGTTGACCAAGCTCTGAAAAAAATTACAATTACAAATGGTAGTAATTTAACTGCAAACGTATATGTAACAGTTGATGCTACTGCACCAAATCCAAAAACTAAAACATATGTACCTGCAAATACTTCATTGCAGTTATCTGCTGGGGATAATATATTTTCCAACGGTGGTGTAAATCTATATTCTTCAAATGGCCAAATTCAAATTGCAGCAAATAATATTGTTAGAGTACCTAGTGTTGCACAATCATTATATGTTCCAGATGTATACAGTTTGGTTTCTGTATTAGACTTCAATAATAACAATATTACACAAGCCAACACTGTTAATGCAACTGATATTACTTCAAAATATACATTAGACACTGGACAAAGAGATTCATATTACGATCATTCTTCCATTAAACTGAAACCCGGTGTTACTGCACCTATTGGTCCTATTGTTGTTAAATTTAATAAATTTATATCATCTGGTGCAGGATTCTTTACAAATGATTCTTATAGTAATTTTGCTTATGAAAACATTCCTACATATGTTTCAACAAATGGAATAAATTACCCACTCCGCGATTGTTTTGATTTTAGACCTGTTCGAGCAGCGGCAACTGCTGCTACGGCAAACTCTGTTGTGTTTGATGTAGATTCATCAACAACTGGTCCTAAAATTCCAGAAAATGGTTCAGATATTATTTTAAGTTACAATTATTATTTACCAAGAAATGATAAAATTGTATTAACCAAAGATAGACAATTTGAAGTTGTGAAAGGTATATCATCTTTATACCCAAATGATCCAAAAGACAAAGACAACGCAATGACATTACATATTTTGCGTAATCCTGCTTTTGTTGGAGACACAGCAAATGTTGCAACACAATTCATCAATAATAGACGTTATACAATGCGAGACATTGGTAGTATTGAAAAACGTGTTGAGAACCTTGAGTACTATACTGCATTGTCATTACTTGAACAGGGCACTATTTCAAAACAAGATTTGACAATTCTTGATACGGGCGGTTTATCTAGATTTAAAAATGGTATTCTTGTAGACTCGTTCACTGGTTCTGGTGTTGCAGATGTAGCACAAGGTGATTATAGGGCTGCGATTGATCCAAGAAAACAAGAATTGAGACCACCGTTCACTGTGGGTTCTGTTTCATTAGAATTTGATTCTGCTAATTCAAGTGGATATACACAGAATGGAACTTCTATTACTGTAAGTTCTTCTGATACTATTTTTATCGATCAACCAAAGGCGTCAAAATCCATAAGTGTCAATCCATTTAATATTGTTAATTTTATTGGTAAAATTACACTTGATCCAACATCGGATATTTGGATAGACACAATAAGAAAACCAGATGTTAAAGTAAATATTGGTGGTGATAAAGATGCGTGGGACAGAATTGCTTCAGCAACTTCTCCATATGATTATACATGGGGATCTTGGACAGATAATTGGACAGGCACATCTACCAAAGAGGAAAATTTAGGTGATCGGATTGAAGCTGGCGAAGGCCGCCGGAATATAATCCGAACATATAAAAAGACAGTTACAAAAACTGGTACATCTACTCGTTCAGGTATTCGAAGTAGAGTTGTTCCAGAAACTATCACAGAAAACCTTGGCGACCGAATAGTTGATGTGTCTATTGTTCCTTTTATGAGAACTAAAAATATTATTGTAATTGGTACGGACTTCAAACCAAATGTAACACTATATCCGTTCTTTGATTCAACAATTGTAGAGTCTTATTTTGCTCGTGCAAACAAGTTTACAGTAACACAAAATGATCTTACTATTAACACAGAAGTTGGTAAATTTCAAACCATAGATATTTACAATAAAGCTACTGCGAATAGTGTTGGCGTAATACAAGCAGTAAAAACATCTAATAATGAAGTTTTCATCACTGCTTTTAGAGGTATACCTTCTGATTTTCTCACTTCAAATAACAGTTCTTTTAATCCTGGAAATGCAAGTCTAAGGGTCGTAAATATCGATCCCAATCAGCAGTATATACAAGCACCAACTCCAGTAATTTATGATATTACTCGTTATGACCATTACAGTGGTATAGTTCAGTCTGCAAACACAAATTCTATTACTCTAGCTCGTGATGCTAGTTCAGCAAATAATGTATCTGATTATAATGCATCTATAATCTATATTGTTGCAGGAACAGGCGCTGGGCAAAGTGCAACAATTTCATCGTATAATCCAGCAACAAGAGTTGCTATGATTTCAGGCGCATGGACTACAACACCTGTTGCAAATAGTTCGAATGTTTCATCCTACTCTATTGGCAGAATGAGAACAAATCCTGCTGGTGATGTTGCGGGTCTGTACACAATTCCTGGTTCTGTATTCCGTGTTGGTGAGAAGAAATTTCGTTTAATTGATAATGATATTAATGATGTTGTACAATCCAAAACTAATGGTGATGCATCGTTCTACTCTCAAGGTTCTGTACAAACAGTTGAGGCTACAATTCTTTCTACTATACGACCAACTATTCAGAGAACAGTAGTAACAGAAGAACAACCAGCTACATCTGCCACCTCGAGCACTCGTGAAGAAATTGTTGGTTGGTATGATCCACTCGCTCAAACATTCTTAATTGATCCAACTACATACCCACAAGGGTTGTTTATGAGTAGACTTCGTGCTTGCTTTAGGACTAAAGATGATAGTATTCCAATTACACTACAATTAAGACCTACTGTAAATGGTGTTCCATCATCATCTGTAATTTATCCAAATGGTTCAGTTACTCTGACACCAGATAGAGTTAGGACCACAGATTCTCCAAGTTTGGATGACCCTACAAAATATACAGAATTTAAATTTGATTCACCAATTTATATGCAACCTGGTGAACATTCATTTGTGTTCTTCTCAAACTCTAACAAATATGAGGCATATGTTGCTGAAATTGGTAAGTTAGATATTGTACAACAACGACAGATTTCAGAACAGGCTTATGGCGGTTCTCTATTCTTATCACAAAATGGATCCACATGGACTGCGGATCAAACATCCGATATGTTGTTTAGAATATACAGAAATGTATTTTCACAGTCATCAGCTATACTACAGTTTAATGTTATTGCACCAACTACAAATACAGTGTTCGATTTAGCACAATTAATTACAAATGATTTAGTTATTGGTAATACATCTGTTGCTTATACATTTGATTCTACAATGGATGATAATGGTGCTAAAACTGGTTATTTACCAATCTTACCGTTAGAAGATTATTATGATGATGGATATGGACGCCGTGTAATCACCACTTCCAATTCATCTTTAACACTCAGGGCAACAATGACAACATTGAGTCCTGTAATATCTCCAGTTGTTGATTCATCTAGAGTTGGATTCACTATTGTTCAGAATATAATCAATGACTTGCCATTAAGAAACTCTGACATCTTTATTACATCATCGGGAACTGGTTATGCCAACTCAACTGATGTTACTGTAACAATTACAGGTGGTGGTGGTTCTGCTGCAACTGCAGCTGCAACAGTTACTGCTAATATTATCAGTTCTGTCTATATTACAAATCCTGGTTCTGGTTACACAACTTCGCCAACGATTACATTAACTGCTGGATCAGGCGGTGGTTCTGGTGCGGTTGTTACCTACAATGGTGAAGATAAAATTATTGGTGGTAACTCTGATGTACGTTACATGACTCGTAAAGTTATTTTGAATGATGGATTTGATTCTGGTGACCTTCGTGTGTATCTGACTGGTTATAAACCATCACAGTCTAATATATACGTTTACTATAAAATTCTTTCTAAGTCAGATAGTGATTTGTTTGATAATAAGAACTATCAGTTAATGACTGAAATTGGTAATCAAAACTTTGTTGCAACAGGCCAAGGCGATTTCCGTGAATTGGTTTTCGCACCAGGAACTGGTGGTGTTGCAAACAACTCTGTTGGTTACACAACTTCATCAACTGGATTCTCCACATTTAGAACTTTTGCAATTAAAGTTGTATTGAGTGGACAAAATACAGTTGATGTTCCTCTAGTCCGCGACATTCGTGCAATCGCATACCCAGCAGCAATAGTTTAATATATGGCACTAGTACAAATTACTGATTCTACGTTTGTGAGAGATACTCATTCTAAGGCCATTCTAAATACAGATAGAGATGGTCTAAATGAGTATTATATGAAACGTGAGCTTGTAAAAAAACAGCAACTAGAAAAGGCTGAAGACAAAGCTCGATTGAACAAACTAGAAAATGATGTGCAAGAGATTAAACAGTTGCTGATGTTAATAGCGGCAAATCAGGATAAGTAATGTCTATAATTTCACAATTAAATACCGCAAACACCTTCAGTCAATGGCTGACTGCGACACAGGATTTAGTCACAAAGACTAACTCCTTGATCGAAGGAGGTGGTAGTTCCATTTTCTATTCAAATACAAACTTTAGTGTTGCAAACAATGTAACAATTGGTGGTGATTTAACTGTATCAGGTAATATTATTCTAGACCAAATAGGGTTCGATGATATTAATGCAAATGGATCGATTAGTGCTGCCAACAATCTAACAGTTGGTTTACAAACAACACTTAACGTAGCAATTGTAACTGGTAATACCACATTAAGTAATGCTTATATTACTTACAATAATATAGAAACATCTAATGTAACAAAGATGGTGGGTTTGGCCAATACCGCGGTTTATGCAAATGTCTCCTCTGCATACAGTAGGGCTTCAGACGATGCAGTTGCGTTTGCAATTGCACTAGGATAAAAATTTAAATATAATATCAAGGTTATTAAAAATGGCAAACAATTTTAAAAATTATTTTGGTAAAAGTGTTACAGCAAATGCAACAATTTTTACCGCAAACTCGGCGACTCAGGCTACTATTATTGGTATGACTATTGCAAATTTAACTAACTCGCCAATCACAGCTAATGTATTTCTGACTGCTGGAGGTACTGACTACTATATGATAAGTCAGGCCACGATTGCGGTTGGAGGTGCTTTAGTACCAGTTGGCGGTGACCAGAAAGTTGTTTTAGAAGCTTCTGATGCTATTAAAGTTTCATCATCAGGAACCAGTGATGTTATTTTATCGGTCTTGGAGATCACTTAATGTCTTTTTTAGGCAATACACCAACCACACAATCATTTACATCCCTTACTGAAAGATTTAATGGTAATGGTAGTGCAACTACTGTTACTTTGTCTAGGGCGGTGT